ATATCGACGGAATCAGAGAACCAGTAGCGGGTTCTTTCTTGTATGGTAACAACATCATCTCTGGTGCAGTTGTTCCTTCATCAAACGCTATAGGTCTACACTTCTACCCAATCTGGGAAGCAGCAACAGTAGACGAATGGTTATACAATGGTGGTCCTTACCAGTTAGTAATCTTCCACTTCCTTATTGGAATCTCTGCCTATATGGGTAGACAGTGGGAATTATCATACAGATTAGGAATGAGACCTTGGATCTGTGTAGCATATTCAGCTCCAGTTTCAGCAGCATTTGCTGTATTCTTAGTATACCCATTTGGTCAGGGATCTTTCTCTGATGGTATGCCTTTAGGTATCTCAGGAACATTCAACTTCATGTTTGTATTCCAAGCAGAGCACAACATTCTTATGCACCCATTCCACATGGCTGGTGTTGCAGGTATGTTTGGAGGATCTTTATTCTCAGCAATGCATGGTTCACTAGTTACATCTTCTCTAATCAGAGAGACAACTGAGCAAGAGTCTCAGAACTATGGTTACAAATTTGGACAAGAAGAAGAAACATACAACATAGTAGCTGCACATGGTTACTTTGGTCGTCTTATCTTCCAGTATGCTTCATTCAACAACTCAAGAAGTCTTCACTTCTTCCTAGCAGTTTTCCCTGTAGTATGTGTATGGTTAACCTCAATGGGTATCTGTACAATGGCATTCAACCTTAATGGATTCAACTTCAACCAGTCTGTAGTAGACGCTAATGGTAAGATTGTTCCAACATGGGGAGATGTTCTAAACAGAGCAAACCTTGGAATGGAAGTAATGCATGAAAGAAATGCACACAACTTCCCACTTGACCTTGCTTCAGCAGAGTCAACAACAGTTGCTTTAACAGCACCTGCAATTGGTTAATAAATCAATTAAAATTTAAAGTAGGGGTCTTATGACCCCTTTTTTCATAGGAGAAAATAATGGTAGCATCTACCTTACAAGCACCCACAAGGGGTTGGTTTGATGTACTTGATGACTGGTTAAAGAGAGATCGATTTGTATTCATAGGTTGGTCTGGACTACTTCTTTTACCTTGTGCATACTTAGCAATTGGAGGTTGGTTTGTTGGAACTACCTTTGTTACTAGTTGGTATACACATGGTATTGCATCTTCATATCTTGAAGGAGCAAACTTCCTAACAGCAGCAGTGTCAACACCTGGTGATGCAATGGGTCATAGTCTATTATTCTTATGGGGTCCTGAAGCACAAGGAAGTCTCATTCGTTGGTTTCAACTGGGTGGACTCTGGAACTTTGTTGCATTTCATGGTGCATTTGGTCTCATAGGATTCATGTTGAGACAATTTGAAATTGCAGGTCTTGTTGGTATCAGACCATACAATGCTCTTGCATTTTCAGCAGTCATAGCAGTCTTTACAAGTATATTTTTGATCTATCCTTTAGGTCAACATAGTTGGTTCTTTGCTCCTTCATTTGGAGTAGCAGCAATCTTTCGTTATATCTTATTCATTCAAGGTTTCCACAATATTACACTCAACCCTTTCCATATGATGGGTGTTGCAGGTATACTAGGTGGAGCATTACTATGTGCCATTCATGGTGCAACAGTACAGAACACTTTGTATGAAGACACATCAATCTATACTGAAGGTAAGGTTCAAAGTTCTACATTCAGAGCATTTGATCCTACACAGGAAGAAGAAACTTATAGTATGATTACAGCAAACAGATTCTGGTCACAGATATTTGGTATTGCTTTCTCTAACAAAAGATTCTTACACTTCCTTATGTTGTTTGTACCTGTAATGGGTATGTGGACATCATCCATAGGTATTGTAGGTCTTGCACTTAACCTCAGAGCATATGATTTTGTATCTCAAGAGATAAGAGCAGCAGAAGATCCAGAGTTTGAAACTTTCTATACAAAGAACATTCTTTTAAATGAAGGTATGAGAGCATGGATGTCTTCAGTAGACCAACCTCATGAGAACTTTGTGTTCCCAGAGGAAGTCTTACCTAGAGGAAATGCATTGTAATTAATTTTATTTTGTGTTATGTTAAAGAGATCCCTTAGGGGGTCTCTTTTTTTTATTCCTATATAAAAATAAAACCATGGACAAGCCAACAGACTTGTATCAAGACATGCAAACATTAAACTCTTTATATGAAGAGTTAATGTGGAATCCTACAGATCCATTAGAATTTGTAGCTGATTATGAAAATGATAGAATCATTATTCGTAACAAAACAAAACAAGTATGAATTTTGTAGTTTATTCTAAGGATGGATGTCCTTATTGCAGTCAGGTACTTAAAGTGCTAGACTTAGCTCAATTCAATTATGTTGAATATAAACTTAATACACATTTTGATAAGAGAGGTTTTTATGAAGAATTTGGAAAAGGTTCAGCTTTTCCTCAAGTAGTTTTAGATGGAGAAAAATTAGGTGGCTGTACAGCGACGATCAAATACCTCAAGGAGAATCAGCTCCTTGGCAGCAGATGATATCTATGACCTTGTAGAGAGGGCAATGGAGTATGCTTTTGAAGGAAAGTATCTCTTGAACTTTTATGCTCTCCTACAGGGCAAGAAAGCATTGAAGAGAGAGGCTGATGAATTTTTAAACAGTTCAACTGCAGATGAACTTCATCAATCTATAGAAGAGTTGAGTGGATATATTAGAGGTGGAGATCTAACTTTGAAAGAAGCTTATGGACACATTCCTAAACCACAAGCAAGAAAGATTAGAACTTATTTAACTAAAATTCTAGATGATGCATTAAGGTACAGTTATGACAAAAGACCAGGAAGAAAAAGAAAGTCCTCTAAATAAAAACACAAGTGATGAAACTCCTAAAATGAATAGAGGAGTTGAGTTATTGCTTAGAAATAAGAGGAGGAAACTACCAGAACCCAAAACCTTTCAAGTGAAATGGGGAAACATGATAGCTTTCTTTAATAGGGAGATTCATTTTTACTTTGAGTTTCATTTGGATTTTAAAAAAAATAAATCTACCTAAAGGAGAAAATTAATGGAGACACTGATAGTAACCCTAACCATTACAACTGTAATGTCATTTTTATCCCTATTGGTGGGTGGAACTATTGGGTGGATGGCAAGACAACATTCTTATGAAAAGACACTTTCTTCATATCCTTCTCATCCAGAAATGTATGATGAGCATGGTAATCTCATAGCAGATGAGATAGTTGCTTTTAGATTTGAAAATAATCCTGAGGATAATGTCAATGAGGACAGTTGACTTTTACCTCTAAATAAACTAAACTGAATATAACATTAGTATTAATATGGCTACAACAACCACAACTGCTTTGGAGGGTACACCAGAAATAAAGGTCACTCCAAAAGTTACAAAGAAGAAGACAACTATTACTGCAAGCACTAAATTACCTCCTAACCCTTTTGTATTTGAGGTACTTGAACTAGCTAACAAGCAGAAAACAGTTGCTAAGAGAGTTGAAGTATTACAAGAACATAGGTATGATGCATTAGTATCTGTATTGATTTGGAATTTTGATGATGCTGCTGTATCATTACTTCCAGAAGGAGTTGTTCCTTATGAAAGAAATGAAGTTCCTATAGGAACAGATCATACATCACTTAGAAAAGAATATACTAATCTATATCATTTTGTGAAAGGTGGTAATGATAGTTTATCTGCAATTCGTAGAGAGACTATGTTTATTCAAATGTTAGAGGGATTACATCCACAAGAAGCAGACATATTAACTTTAGTTAAAGATGGTGGATTAGAGAGACAGTATCCTAAACTTACAAAGGGTGTTATAGACACAGCATATCCTGATATTGTGTGGGGTAGTAGATAATGAAGGATGATATCAAAAAACAAATAAATGATATCATTGAGGGTGAAATTCAAAATGGGATAAATGATTATATTGAACAAGAAGGACGTGGATTTGATGGTCAACTAACTGCTGACATAGACCAAGATGAAGTAGATAAACTAATTAAACAGTATAAAAAGATTAAAAAAGCATC